CGATACCAATCCACAGAGTTCCAGTTCATCGGATTCGACGAGTTGACGCAGTTTGAGCAATCGCATTACAGGTATATGTTCTCGCGTTTACGCCGACGCGTGGATGGGGCAGTCCCACTCAGGATGCGGTCGGCGTCGAACCCTGGTGGCATTGGGCACGAATGGGTAAGGGGTCGATTCATAGATGCAGACGTGGACAATGACGCCCGTGTGTTCATTCCGGCACGTCTACCGGATAACCCACACTTAGATCAGGACGCATACGTGCAATCCCTTGACCAACTGGATCCAGTCACACGGAGGCAGTTGCTGGAGGGCGATTGGACAGCGCGACAGCCTGGCAATCTCTTTCAGCGCGAATGGTTCCCGGTGGTGGAGGATGTGCCGGTATTCATCAATAAGTCTGTACGCTACTGGGATTTGGCGGCTACTCCGAAACGTCCTGGCTCTGATCCGGACTATACAGCGGGCGTGCGCGTGGACTATGCCAACGATGGGCTCTATTACGTGGTGGACGTTCAGCGGATGCGTGGAACGCCGGGCGATGTGGAGAAAAGGATCGCGCAGACTGCCGCGGTCGATGGTACGAAAACGCAGATCGTGATTGAACAGGAACCCGGTGCGTCAGGGGTGAACACCATTTACCATTACGTGACCAGGGTGTTGGCGGACTACACGGTACATGGACAACGGGCCACGGGATCGAAGTTGGAACGTGCTGGACCGACGAGTAGCCAGGCCGAGGTGGGGAACATCCGCCTGTTGCGTGGGCCATGGGTAGGCACGTTCCTCGACGAACTGGAGGCGTTTCCATACGGAGGCCATGACGACCAAGTGGATGCCCTGTCCGGTTCGATGATGCGGTTGAGATCGACACACAACGTGGAACCATTGGTGCATCATCTGGTGGGCGCACGACATATCGCACCAGGCCAGAACCCCTTGGGACTCGACCCGGACAACCCGATCTACTGGGACGACGACAGATGAATGAGAATCTCCGATATGACTTGCGCGACTCCAAGATTCTCCGAGTTTCTAGGGGTTCCGTGAGACAACACGACGTGACTCATGGAACCCCTGGCGACTCAGAGGTTCCGCGAGTTTCCATGAGTTTCTTGGGGCGACTCAGTGGAACTCGGGCCGACTCATGGGAACTCATGCGACTCAAGGGTTCCATGAGTATCGTGGGGCGACTCAAGAAATACCAACGTGACTCAGGCCAATCCAGAGAAACTCATATCTTGATTGAGTCAGGTGGAGTATGAAGGTGCATACAGCGGGGCATCCGATGGAACTGGACGACCGGGAGATCATGTATTGCGATGGATTGGAGGACGCGTTTGTTGGGCTGTCCATGCGATTCAACGATGGGCCATTGGCAACGTATGACATCGAGAAGATCGTCCGCATCCTGATGGAACGCGATGGCATGGACGAGGACGATGCGCGGGAGTTTTACGAGGTCAACATAGTAGGCGCGTGGGTTGGCGACCGCACGCCAATATTCATCACGTTAATCGACGGAGGTTGCAATGGTATTGCGTGCTAATGGCATCGACCCAGTGACGGAATCGCTGATGCAATGGATCCAACAACAGGCGGAGGACCGACGTGATGATTACGATCTGACGCGGAGGTATTACGACGGCGACCACGATACAGCAGTCACGGACAGGCTCAAGAAGTTCCTACCTCCACGGTTACAGTTCCGCGACAACTTTATGAACGTCGTGGTGGACAGCCTGGCTGAACGTCTGAAGGTGATTGGGTTCGATACGGAGGACGAGACATTCGCCGAGTGGTCGTGGAACCTGTGGCAACGGAATCGCATGGACTACACGCAGGTCGTCGTCCACACCGAGGCTGTGATGCTGGGTGATAGTTACCTGCTATGCGACTGGGATGCGGTGAATGAACGACCACGGTGGACACACCAGATGCCCGAAATGATGATCCCGCATTACAGCGAAACCACACGTCAGATCGACTGGGTGTCCAAGAAGTGGATACAGCATCCACGCATCGGCGACGATCCCGTGACGCGGCTTAATCTTTATTACGACGACCGCGTGGAGAAATACGTGGCGCGTGGTGGTGTGTGGGCCAAGTTCCAAGATGATGTCGATGCTGAGTGGCCTGTCCCCTGGACCGACGGATCGGGCGAACCTATTGGTGTGCCCATCATCCATTTCCGCAATCGTCCGATGGGTGGTGACTTCGGCCAATCGGAGATCTTGAACGTCATTCCAATGCAGGACTTATTAAACAAATCGTTGATTGATCTGACGATGATACTGGATACGTTGGCGTTTCCGCAGAGGTACACGTTGAACGTCAATCATGGGTCGAGTCGATTGGACATCATGCCGGGATCCGTGGCGGAGTTCCATTCGGAATACGACGGAGGACAGGTGGGCCAGTGGAACGCCGCGTCCGTGGAAGGCCCGCTGAAAGCCATCGAGAGTCTCGTTCAGCACATCGCAGGCACGTCGAGGACGCCACAACATCTGTTCCAGATCATGGGTGGTGTGCCATCGGGTGAGGCATTGAAAACGGCGGAATCGGGATTGGTGAATAAGGCCAAACAAAGGATGGTCAATTTCGGCAATTCCTGGGAGGACTGTCTGATGATGGCGCACCGCATCCAATCCGCTTTCGGATCGGGCGTGGTGGCGGATGATGCGGATGCAATGGTCGAGACTACGTGGGACGATCCCGAGACACGGAACGAACAATCCCACATGGAAGTCCTGAAGGCGAAGGTGGAACTGGGCGTATCCAAACACCAGATCTTCAGGGAAATGGGATATACGCAGGAACAGATAGACCAGATGGATGTCGATGGAATGTCCGAACGCCAGAACGAAACCAACATCGGCGCGGAGATCCTAAGGTCGTTCAATCAAGGGCAGGTGTAGATGTCCGGTCCATCAGACGCGCAAAAGGCGGTTGAGACATTCCGGGCACGCGTCAAGACGTTGGAGACACGTGCCACGATGGATGTCATTAGTGCATACCGTCCTGTTTACACCAGACTGCAACGCGACACCCGTGCGTTGATGGTGATTGCCCAGGAACGTGGATTAAAGCCCTGGCAGGTCATGCGGATGCAACGCCTGCGTGATCTGGAACGTCAATACCTAAAGAACATCAGCGCGTTTGCGGACACCGTGGGTGATTCGCTGACAGGACACCAACGGGCGGCGGTCGGTTTGGCCCGTGATGCGACACGTCAGACCGTCACGCAAGGTATCCCCAATGGCGTCACGATGGCGAACCTGGCGAACATCGGACTGGGGTGGAACGAACTACCAGACGACGCGTTCCAGAGTTTTGTTGGCATCGCTGGTGATGGTGCGCCATTGGGCGACCTGCTACGTGATTCCGTGGTTGGCGATGTGCCAGGTGTTAAAGATGCGATAGGCGAGGGGATCGCGTTGGGCAAGGGGCCACGGGAGACTGCTGAGTTGGTGCGAGTCGCTGGTGGGATGCCGTTGGCGCGGGCGTTGGTAATCACTAGGACCGAAACCAATCGGGCATATCGTGAGGCCACGCGCCTGCAATACGCTAACAATTCCCAGGTGGTCAAAGGCTATCGGCGGATGTGCGCCAAGGACGATGTGACGTGTTTGGCGTGTATAGCGTTGGATGGCGAACTGTATGCCCTGGACGAACCATTGAACGAACATCCAAACGGTCGCTGTGCGTTGGTGCCAGAGGTGTTGGATTATCACGATCTGGGTTTGGACATACCGGAGACTCCACGTCCGCAGAACGCACGCGATTGGTTATCAGATCAGTCGTCAGATCTCCAGCGTCAGGTGTTGGGTGGTGCGAGGTATGACGCATGGAAGGCGGGAGAGATACAACTGAATCAGTTGGCGACCGTCCAACGGAATCGTGTATGGGGTGACACGGCAGTTGTCCGCCCGATCCGAGATCTCAAGACGGCATCAGGAACACCCGTCCGCCAGGTTGGTGCGCCACCATCGGCGTTGAGGCGTCCACCAACACCACGCGCACCACGGGCCGCACCTGATGGCGACCTGGTGGACCCACAGACTAACCTGCCGGTCCGGGGTACACGTACCGCACCACCGGACATCGACGACATGGATGCTTTGGGCCAGGCGTTTGGTTCGCAAAAGCCATTGGAATATGAGGTCATTGGGAGGCGCACCGAGTTCCTCGATTCCAACACGATGTGGTTCAACAGGCCCACAGGTCTGAACGACATGGATGGTGGTTCATTGGTGGCGCGGATGATAGGCGAACAGGAAGCGTGGGCGCGTGCAGTTGGTGGTGCAGTCGAGGCGAACTATTCCGGGCTGTCACTCAAGGCCGCACACGACGTTAATCTGGCGATTGAACGCACCATCCTCCGTCACAAGATGCGCCCGCTGGACCGAATATCCACTGGCCCAGTAAATGCTGAACATCCATTTGGATCGACTACCAAGGCATACCAAATCGGCGGCAACGTCCACATCAATCTGGAAATGACGACGAATGGATCCATCCGTGGATGGTCACAGGTGGCACAAAAATCAAATCGGCGGACGCAAGATATCTTGGCGAACGCACGCCAGGAATTAACGGTGATGGAGGCGGACATCGCATCCAAGAGGGCGGTCGTTCAAGGCGACATCGAAAGGCGTCGCGCACTCATGGAACGCAATCGCGGATCGTGGTCGCCAGAGGAAATGGCGAGACAACAGGACGCACTAGATTGGGACCTGCGGATATTGGGCAACAGAGAATCCGAATGGAAACAGATGATTAAGGATCACAAGAAAACGATGGAGGATGTCCGGTCCAACCAATGGAGTATATCCAGCCACACTGAAGATCTGGGGATCAATTCGCCTACGCTCCACAATACGGTAGTCCATGAGATCGGACACTTCGCACACCGTCGTTATGGGATGTTCGATGATGTGTCCAACAAGATCGTCGCCACGAAAAGAAAGAAATATGAGTACGTGACGCGAATCAATAAACGCACGGGCAAACCTTACACAGCCAAGAAGTGGGCAGGACGATATGAGCCTCAGAAGGACGCGGGCAAGATCAGCGAATATGCGACGACCAATCATGCCGAATATTTTGCCGAGGCATGGGCGGATTACCACATCAACAATGGCGCAGGAATTACGAAAAAGATGCGCGAGTTCATCGAGGAAGTGATTGAGGCCAACGCACATTTCCCGGATCAAGTGCTTACAGATCCATTCACAGCCAACTTAGGAATACTTAATAGAGTCCGCAAACAGGGTGGCGCAGGTTTATAAATGGCAATGATTCAGGAACCAATATTTGGTAATTCGACGCAGTGCATATCGTGTTTCTGGTATGTAGGGCGAATATCAGATGGTGTCGCCTGCTATGCGTTCCCAACTGGGATTCCACCGGACATCATCGAGGGCAGATTTGACCATCGTGAACCATATCCCGACGACGCTGGAATCCTATGGCGTGAGGATCCGGGATGGGCTAGACCAATCGAATCGGAGGAATCGGAATGATTGCACAATGGGTGACAGGCGAAACCAGGCAGGTGATACGCCACAGGCGCGGTGTGGTGTGGTGTCCGTTCTGCGACCGCAGTCGGATGGACACAGGACCGGAAATGATGTGCGACGGATGCAACGCCGTATTCAAGGACGATGCCGCGGAACCTATCCAAGAATCACCACCACGTCGCAGGCGTCGGGCGACCAATGGCGACACGGAGGCGACAAACGGCGACAACGGATCCACGGAAGAAACGCCAGAAGAAGTTTCCGAGGAACCAACGGATCCCGATCCGGAATAACTCATGGAATGTTATCGGTGTATGTCCGCCGAATTGGTGCTGGCACCACTGTGGCCCGCTGAACGTGAGTCCTACAAACACGCAGGCATCATCCTGCGGTTATGTATGAATTGCGGCCTGGAACAGAATCACAGTGGACACGACGAGCCATTGACCGCACGCCAGGCATCATTGGAAGCACCGGACGCACGGCCTGATCTCTAAGATCGGTCATGCCTCAGATCTCGATTATAGGCGCGGTGCTGTTTGGTGCGGTCCGCTGAACTCATTTGTGATCCGGACTTACTCATAAAAACGGAGGTGGAATAATGCCCAACAAGAACGGGAGTGGTGGCACGGCTAGACGCGTGAACCGTGGACTGGGATACAAACCCAAGGGACGCGTCAAACCAGGTCGTCCGAAGGACAAGCGACTGCGGGAGAATAAGTCGAACAAATCCGCCTAGCACGCCAAAGATTTTTTATGTTAGAACCAATTTACCGGGAACCCACCGGGCATCAACGGGGAGGAATCATGGTCACAGAAAACACGGATCAGCCCACGGAAGATGTAGCGCAGGCCCAGCCAGCCGAGGTTGAAACGACCACGGCGGAGCCATCCACCACGCCTGTCCAGTTCACAACAGAACAACAGACGCAGATAAACAGGATGATGGCCCAGACCAAACGCGAGACACGCCAACAGTTCGCAGATTACAGCGACCTGAAAACACGTGCCGCACGTGCGGACGAACTGGAACAGGAAAAGTTGACCGACACGGAAAAGATGGAAGCAAGGGCAGTCGAGGCGGAACGTAAAGTCGCCGACGCCCAACAGCAGATCGCATCCGCGATGATTGCCTCCGAGGTCAAGATACGCGCCAGCGCAATGGGCATCGTGGATCCTGATGCGGCGTTCCTACTGCTGGACCGGACAAATGTTCGGTACGACGCCGATGGTGGTGTCAGTGGAGTGGACGACGCATTGACCAATCTCATCGAGGCCAAACCATATCTGAGGTCGAACAACAGGACGCCGAATATCAATCCAGAATCGGGACAACCTGTTGCACCCGTGAGACTGACGACGCAACAACGTGAGGCGGCAGGCTACATGGGTTTGACCGACGAGGAATACGCGCAAGGACTTTAATTTCTGATCTGCGGATAGAACGCATAAGGAGAAAATATCATGGCCGCAAATGGTTTTGAATGGCGATACAACGTGTCTGGTGGACGCCCGTTGATCCTCACTTTCTTAATGAAAGATAGTGAGACTTTCACACGTGGCGACATGATGAACATCGAATCCGGTGAGGTCGATCTGCTTGCTACTGGCGACGTTGCCGCCGCTGGTGTGTTCGTCGGTCCAGAGAATCCCAACGACGCAGTGGACGGGAAACCGGGCACTGTCAGTGGGACGGACTCGACCACCATCGTCAAGGTGATTGTCAATCCCGACGCTGTGTATGCCGACCCCAACGACACCAGCGCACGACTGGCTGGCGCGTTGCTCGATGTATCAGGATCGACAGGCGCACAGACTATCGCCGCCGCATCCAACAACGAGTTCGTGGTGGTGGAAAGGAAACGCCAGTCCTCAGACGAGACTCGCGTCCAGTTCACCGCACCGACCCACTATCTTTCCAAGGTCCAATAGGGAGGGCTAGATGCCTCTATCAAGTGGCAATTTTGCCGACCTGCTAAAGCCAGGTCTGAAAAGGATTTACGACATCGCCATGTCGCGCCCCCGGCCCATCATGGAAATGCTGTTCGGCGTCGAGTCCTCGACTCGTTTCGAGGAACAGTACCAGGGCATGGGCGCACAGGGTTTGGTTCCACCGTTCGATGGCACCGTGCCTTACAGCGATTACGATGCCGGATACCGGGTGGACATCCGCAACTATGAGTTCGCACTTGGCACGCAAGTGGAAAGGCGTTTGGTGGACGACGACCAGTACGGTCAGATCCGCCGACGCGCCCAAAGCATGGCGGACTCGTTCAACATCACCATCGAGACTGATGCCGCGAATGTGTTCATAAACGGATTCACAGACAGTGGCACCAATCGCATGGGTGCAACCACCAATGGCGCGGATGGCGTTGCGCTTCTCAGCACGGCGCATCCATATAGTCCTGCCAATACTGGCACGACGCAGGCGAACGAGGCGACGCTGGCTTTGACCATCGACAACCTCGACACGACCAGACAGGCGATGCGGAATTTCACGGACGACCAGGGACAACTGTTGGGCGTGAATCCCGACATGCTCTTGGTGCCACCGGAACTGGAACGCACCGCCACGCAGATCGTCAGTGAACGGGCCATATACGAACCCGGATCCGCACAGTACGACGTGAACATGTTCAGCGGGCGTTTCCGGCCCGTGGTGTGGGACCGCCTCACGGATTCCAATGCGTGGTTCCTCATCGACTCCACGTTGATGAAACAGCACCTGATCTGGCAATGGCGCATCCGCCCAGAGTTTGCACAGGCTGAAGATTTCGACGGACTGACTGCCAAGTTCCGCGGATATATGCGGTACGGAATCGGTTGGACCGATTGGAAGTGGATCTACGGGCAGAACCCTAGTTAATCCACAATAGGCAGGACTGGCGGATCGCCCATGTACGCAAACGCACCGGCGATCCGCTGTTCCTTAAATTAAGGAGGAATGGCGATGCCTACCAATTTCCCATCTGGCGTGAAATCCCGTGGCGTCCCGGTTGAGGGACTTGGCGGGATCGGAAGTCCACTGCTGACCACTGGCGATGTCTACCACGTAGACAGTGGCGCAGATGCCGCGGACAACGACAATGCGGCCACCAATCCCAAACAACCTGCCGCCACCATTGATGGCGCGGTTGGCAAATGTACGGCGAACAATGGCGATGTCATATTGGTTGCACCCGGTCATGCTGAGACTCTTTCAGCCGCCGCGGGAATCACATTCGACGTTGCTGGCGTGACGGTCATTGGGATGGGCGTCGGGAACTCCCGGCCCACCATCACCCTGGACACCGCCACCACCACTGACATCAACGTGACTGCCGCAGATGTCCAACTCCACAACCTGATTTTCTCGATGAATTATGCGGACATCGTTGAGGTGTTCGACCTCAGCGCGGCTGGGTTCGTGGTGAACAAATGCAGGTTCGTCGATACAGCGACCAACATGAATTTCGTTGATCTGATTAAAGGCACGACAACCGACAATCAGGCGGACCGATTGGAGTTCACCAACAACGTGGTTATCAGTCCCGATACAGGGAACAATGGAATCATTGACATCGGTGGTGACATTGCTGGCTTGGTATTCACCAATAACAGCATCCGCCTGGGTGTTGCGAACTCAGAGGCCATCATATCTGTGGCAACTGGGAAGGATGTTACTGACTGCGAGATTAGTTATAACCACATCTATAGGTTGAATACCGCAGGCGACCTGCTGATTGACAGCGACACATCTGACAATAGCGGCATCATCGCCCACAACAGGATAGGTCACGCGGATACTGCTGGCGAGGTTCTTGTGGATGCGGATGGTGTCCGTCAGTTCGACAATATCGGAACTGCAACCGATACGGCTTCTGGATACGTTCTGCCTGCCATCGACAGTTAGGAGGCTAGATGTACGGTTATCAATCGGTTTCAATCAGTAGCGGTGCCACTGATGGTGGTGCTGGTGCGTCCACCAACAACAACACGTCAGGCCATGTGGTCGTCGGTCAGATTTGTTCGATTGGGGTGACCTATAACGGGTCGCCCCCGTCCAGTACCGATGTGGTGGTCGCTACGGCTGGGAACAATGGCCCAGCCTTGACCATCCTGACGCTGACCAATGCGAACAGTGACGGCTGGTTCCATCCTCGCCATAAGATTGACGACGAGTCTGCGGCTGACGTTACTTATGACGGCACCAACGAGGTCTACGAGAAAGTCTGCGTGGCGGACAATATCAAGATCACTGTCAGCCAGGCCAACGACGACGACTCCGTTGATGTGGTCGTTGTTTATTACGCGGGTGCCTGATGGCGATTGAACGCCACATTATCAAGGTGTCCACCACGGGATCGGACGCTTCGGCCACTGGTTCCTTGGTGACGGCCCTGCCGTATTGCGAATTGCTGGCGGTGTATTGCAACTTCCATGCTGATGCACCTGCGTCCACTGACACCACGTTATCGTCGCCAGGCGATCCTGTGTCCGTCACGTTGCTGACAGTCACCAACTCTGCGACGGACGCGTGGTTCTACCCAACGCACCAACTCGACGACAGTAGCGCGTCCGCCATCACTGGCGCATACATACCTGCCATCGTCCACGGAAATCTTCTGACGGAACTGGCGGGATCGGACGCACTGACGGACGCATTGACCATGACCATATTCGTGAGGGTCTAATGGCTTTCAGTTATACGGCGGGAAGTTCCGCGGATCGAGATCGTGTCAGGTTGGAGATCGGTGACACCGATTCGGACCGGGCATTATTCCAAGACGCGGAACTGGATGATTTTCTGAGCCAGGAAGGGAACAGCATCCTGGGAACAGCGGCACGGGCCTGCGAGACTCTCGCGGTCCGGTTCGCCAGGGATTTCACGTTCTCTGCGGATGGTGCGTCGTTCCAGAAAGGTAGCGTCACCCAGATGTTCATGGCCCAGGCCAAACGTCTACGGAGGCAGGACAGGGCGACCACCGTGGTCATGCCCAGGCGTGTGGATGGATATAGCGTCTACACGGACAGCGACGAGGTGACTGGACTCAATATATTGGACTCAGGCACAGGCCAATTCGGACGGTATTCGGATGGTTAATAAACTGATCCAAACGAATGACTTGGTGTATCTACGGGATGAAACGCGGAAGTCCATGCCGGACTTAGTGGACATCCAACGAAAGACCAACGAGTCAGACAAACAAGGTGGTTTCACGGAATCGTGGGCCAACGCTTATGAACAGGTCGCCGCACGTATCGCCGCCAAAGGCGGATCCGAATCCATGACAGCGGGCCGTCAAGATCTCCAACTGGATTTCACGTTGGCGGTGGGCTATGACCAATCCGTCCTCCAAACAGATCGCATCATCCATTCCAGTGGGACATACGAGGTGCAGTCGGTGGACGATGGCAAGTCTTGGGCTATATCGAAAATATGCCAGATGCGCCGACTCTAGGATTAAAGCAGGCACGATGTCGAAACGATAAATGTAACAGCCTATTGGCCCGTGTCCGCCTACTGACGGACAGCATCGTTGAGATCAAATGTCGGCGGTGCGGACAGGTCAACACATTCGGTCCAGATCAGGTCGATGGCTTGGTGTCTGATGGTCAGGGTGGATTCGGTCCACCAACGACAATCGAATAAACGTCCCAGAGGCACTGTGATGCCCATAGAGCGTCAAGGAACGCTGGCACCGTGTATTCCCATCACGAATGTGGTGTGGAGTCCTCAATCGCTGGCGTATGACGATTGAGGATATTTTTATGCCTGACTTTAATATGAACATGCAGGTGTCGGTCCAACTGCCACGGAATTGGGATGAAGTGGAAAACAAGATCAAGATGGCGGTGGAGATCGCGGCCCGTCACGTAGAGACAGATGGGAAACGACGCATCGCTGAATGGCCCGCAGTTGATACAGGTGCAACGATGAACAGCATCAACGCACGACCTGATGGCATCGGAGGTTTGTCGTGGAAGATCGGGCCGAGTACTGAATATGCACCATTCATCGAATACGGAACTGTCTATATGAGGGCGCGACCATTTATGACGCCAGCCCTGGAATCGGAGGGACCGCGATTCGTGGAGGCCATGCGGCAGATCATAAACGAACTAGACCAAGCACCACCGGGCGCGGTCCGGTTGGCGTAGGTGATTAGATGGCGAATCTACGGGTAAATCTGGACACTGCAATGTTCGACACGTTGAACGTCGAGGCCGTCACGAATGAGGCCACGGGTGGTGTCTATAACGGGATCGCGCCGATGGGTACTGCGCCACCATATGTGGTATTCCAGGCCATGTCCAAGGTGGATGATTATTGGTCGTTCACAGGACGTGGAGGCAATGCGATATATATGGTGAAAGCCATCGACAGGAGTCCGTGGCCCAAGTCCGCGGGCGACATCGACACGCAGGTGGATACGGTCCTACAAGATGCGTCGTTGAGTATCACGGGCCACGCATTGTTGTGGTGTAGACGTGAGGAGGATATTTACCTTGCCGAAGATCAGGACGGGATCATCTACCAACACGTCGGCGGACTCTACCGGATCCGGGCCGACCAAAGTTAGATGCGTCCACCACTGGGAGATCGCCATTGCCAATGGCCCAATCAGCGAAGGTGTTTGCAAATCGTGTGGAACATCGAGGGATTTTCAGAACTCGATCTTTGCAGATATGCACCACATAACACTGGAGAAAGAGCAAAACGACAATGAACGAAACAGCAGAAGTTGGAACCGATGGCTCAACGGATGATGTTTGGTATCTGGCCTTGAGAAAACTACACATCCACCAGGGGCCGGGCGTCACGCCATCGACGGTCCGATTCATTCCGGGCCAACGGTTTGCATTGGATGGTGACGAACCCATCGACGTGGAATCACTATTGCGAGTACAGGCCATCAAGGTTTACGAGGAATCAGACGCAACATGGGCGCAGGAACAATTAGCCAACGCGCCAAAACCAAAGCCGAGGAGGAATCGTGGCTAGAATCACAGCGAAAAGCGCAGGACTGTTGGTGGACGAATTTGATTTCAGTGGTGTATCCAATTCGATGGATCTGACATTCGCGGAGACACCTGCGGATGTTACTGCATTTGCAGACAGTGAATTGACATTCATCCAGGGCAAACCGACATTCACCTTTAACGTCAACGGACTGTGGTCAACAGCATCGCCAAATTACGACGGCGAAATGTTTACGGATCTGACCACCACGGCCCGACGCGTGGGCATCTATCCTGGCGGACTGGACGAAGGAAACGTCGGCTATGAAGGCCCGACGCTAATCAGCGCATCGCCCAGAGTGTCCACGGTGGGTGATGCCATCGCCTGCAACGTCACCTGGCAAGGCGCATCCGCACCATTCCGATCCCGAATCATCGAGGATGCCACCATAACCTGCAACGGATCCACGGTGGTCGCCAATGGGACTGGCTACAACCTGGGCACGATTGCGGCGACCAACACGATTTTCGGTATCTGGCGGATGGTCGAAATGGGAGGGTCGGGAAGCAACACCATCGCCCTGGAGATCCAGAGTGAGAATAATGACACCTGGGGATCCCCCACGACACAGATAAATTTCGGAACCATCACGCACAGCACTGGTGTTTCGTTCCTTACCGCGTCGAACACTGGCCCAGCGGGAGTTGAGTCTTGGTGGCGGGTGCAGATTCAGTCCACTGGCACCGGGAGTCGGACGTTCAAGAATTACGTTTCATTCGGTTATTTCGTCACATAGGGGGAAGCGATGGCACGAACTCATGGCAAGGATTCCAACTTTTCGTTCAACGGCGTAGCGATTGAGGACGAACTCAATTCCGTCACGATGAACGCGACGGTGGGGGAATCGGAGATCACAGCATTTGGCGATGCCTATTCCAACTTCCTGGCAGGCAAGAAGGGTGTCAGTTTCGATGTGTCTGGTGCGGTGGATATGAGTTTTTCCGGTCAGGGCGATGCCACCATATTCGACCACATCACCCTGACCTCTGGACCGAAGACATTGATCTTCGATCCGGACGGCGCAGGACCGGATACCAACTCACCGGAATACACCTGCACATCCAGCGGACTGACGGGCGCACTCTGCACCAGTTACACAATCAATCTGCCTGTTGGTGGTGCGGCTACATACAGCGCGACGTTCCAGTGTTCCGGATCAACGACACGGGCCGTGTCCTAGAACACCAGCAAATCGACCCACAACGCCAAATAAGGCTAATCTGAGGAGGACT